TTCTGGGATACATACCATATATCCTTTTACAGTCAAACCGAAACCAAGTGATTTCTCAAAATTAGATTTACTACCCTGACCAGTCTGACTTGAATTGTCCGTTGAGGTGGAGGTGGTATTAGTCTGCCAGGGGGTACCCCTTACTCCTGACATATAGTTATTCATCATATTCGGTTTCCAATTCTGCATACGATTGAATTCACCATAATTAAATGTATCTGCCATGTTCTGCTGACCTACATCGAACTGACCCATTCGATTAAATCTATCTGACCTACCAAATTGATTGTTAATATCAGCTTGGGCAACATCTCTTCTTAATCCCCCAAAACCTAGATTGGCCTGGTTGTTGGCATTGGCAATCTGGATATTTCTATTCTGATCCTGCCCCTGCCAATTCATTGCGTTTTGGAATCCAGTATCTCTAATTCTATTTTTCATGTCAGAATATTTTAATCCAATATCACCCATTGCACCATATCTCTGGTTTGCAGATCGTGTTGATGATGGGCCACCTGCTGAATACTGTTGTGCCATACCACTCTCCATATTACCTGCTGCTCTCATTGCCTCTTCCATATCCCTGTTTGCTCCTTCAACCATTTTATCTGTATATGGACTTATATAACCTGCACCTGGGCCACCACTTCTACTCATTGCTTGAATTTGCTGGGGAGTCATATTACCAACAGCAGCACCCACTGCTCCGGGTTGCATACCAGATAGTATATCAAATCCCTGCTGTTGTGCTGGATTATAACCCTGTGAACCAGGAACATTACCAGTATAGGCAGTTGGGTCCATCATACCCTTATACTGATCCAACCCCCACTGTCCTGCAGCTTCACCTGCTGCCGATCCTCCAGATGTGGTAGTTGTATTGGTATTTGTTTTTTCTCTCTTCCTAGTAGGCATGGAAGTGTTGAATGGATCTTGAAACCAACTTTTTGTGCTCATATTTCCTCTTATGGTGCTACGTAATATGGATTTGTAGATGCAATGACTGGTCTACCTTCTGCATCTATTTGTGTTCCTGTTAATTTAGTTATTGTTAAAATTGGAGTAGAAGCAGTATTAACTCCTAACTTAAACCAATCACCATCTCCATTTTGCAGACAAATACTTCCAGTTGTTAAAAAGTTATCCTGATCTAACTTAAAGTTCTGTCCATCTGCTTTTATTAATACATCATTAAATACTGCCTGAACTGATGAATCATATTCTGGAGTTACTGGAGGTATAATCATCTCTTACCTCCTGCACTCATTTCTGCCCGAATAGAACCCAATTCCCAATACTGATCAAAACCACTTTCTACTCTGTAAGTAAATTGCCTACCCTGTTCTCTTACATCAGTATATCCATCTGCAGCCAGATCATAATTTGATGATGTTGATTCAGTACCATCTGGGGAGTATGATGTTTTGAACTTAAACCTCAAACCATTATCACCAACTCCTGCAGTATCTGTCACCAGTTGGGTGACATTTGCAATATTTTCTCCATCTCCAATTTCCATCACAGTTTCTGCAAAACACAATCCAACATCATCTGTTACATCTGTACCTGTCACCAGTTTCCTATCTAAATCTGAAACATCTGCATTAGTTATTGCAACCTGACTTGTTGTTCTCTTTCCAGTAGATATTGCAGTTTCATGTTCATAAACACTTCCATCATCTGCAAGTCCAATTGGGTTTGGAAAGACACCAGGTGAACCAGATGCAAATGCAGTCCTGCATAAACTTCCAATTGACCACCACCCTTCTGCATAATTATATGTTACATATTTTAATATCTCATCAGAATCAGATGAGGCGTACCACCAACTTACTTCAAAAAATTCTGGATTGATTGATGCATATATTTTAGAATCCTGGATTCTGTTTAAATCCTTAAAAAGGAAATCCTGTACATCACATTTCAGTGGTTGTACTGAACCCTGATACTGAAAGAATCCACCATAAGACATCCAGAATGCCTGGTCTCCAACTGTGATCATTGACCTGTTTGAAATAGCCCCACATGCATCACCTATCTTCTTCCTGCCATATACATAAGGCATTCCAACCCAGTCTATTGCATGTAAATCTGTTGAGGTCCACACCAGGATTCTATCACCAACTGTCTTTCCTGCCCGGATCTCTCCTGATGAATCTATTTCAAATGAGCCTGCCTGATTAGTTGCAGTTGCACCCCAAGTAGTATTATTTTCTGCATCACTCCATTGGACTTTTCTATTGTTACCACCTGCTCCAAGTGCAAATAGGTGTCTCTGCTTTGACACCAGAATTGCAGAATTGCTTACTGGTGCTCCTGAAACCACTGCTGCTTTTATACTGGTTGAACCTGTTGCAGTTGGGTTCCACTCAACAATTCTTCCATCTGCAGTTGATAATCCAACTAGCTTTTCACCCCAGAGATCGAAAACCCAGGAAGATGCTTCCAGAACCAGAGATGAGGTTGCAACACTCTCATTACCAAATCTTCTTGTCCTGGCAAGAGTTACAGATGCTCCTGCAGATGCTGTTGTTATTGTACCTGTAAAACCTGCAGTGACAGATGCGATATCGGCAGTAGCAGTAAAACTATGTGTTCCTGACCCTGCATTTTCAAAATAAAGTGCTTCTGTACTCCCAAGAGTAAGTGCAACCTTCCAAGTATTTGTTGTGAAACCACTACCGTCACCTGCTGCATTATAGCCACCATATACATAAAAATCGGTATCTGCTGCTAACACTATATTAGGGTTCCCATACTGATCTCCAGATGGAAATGTTCCAGTTGTTGAAACTCTAAATACATCACCAATACTCATTCCATGACTGTTGCTTGTAAAAAGCATATCCATACCTTCATCTGAAGCAGTAAATGTACCTCCTAAACCAGTAGGTAAACTAGAAATGACTATAGTTGGTGTAGTAGTATAACCAGAACCTGCATTTGTAATGGTCAGAGAATCTATTGCTCCAGCACTGTCAATAGTATAAGTCCCAGCAAAATTAGAACCACCACCTCCAGTTGCTGAGAGTGTTTTAGTTGCACCAGCAGAAATTCCTGAGCCTGCATTTGCTATATTTAATGATGTAATAGTTCCAGCATAAGTTCCACTTCCTCCACCACCTGGTGCACCTGTAATGTCATCAAAAGTTGCTGCAGATGATGGACCAATTGTCATAGAATTTGTAGATACTGAAACAATTCTATGTGAACCTGTAGTCTCATATGTTCTATTGTTTGCAGTAACACTCCCAAGCACTTCAATCTCATCTCCAACTGCAAATGGGGTTGGACCACTAGGTGATAGAGTGGTGGTTGCTGGAGTTGCTTGTGCTACTGAAACTGCATCTGTGAATGCTGTACTTGTACTGTTGATTGTTGCAGGACTGGCAAAACTAATATCTGTTTTATTTTCTACTGATGCTATATTTTCAGTTCCACCAAAAACACCTACTCCAAATCCAAGACCAACCTCTCCAGATTCATTACCTGGAATTAAAGTTAATGGAGTTATATTTACTGCTGAACCAGATAGAGATGTAAAAATGTATAGTTTTTCACTGGTCCCAATTGCCAACCATCTTGAACCTGTAAAGTCTCGCCAGGTTATCATTGCTCTTCCAATACCAGCAATTGAAGAACCTGGATCAATTACCCTTTCCCAACCACCAAGAGGTTGCAACTGTCCATCTTTCCACCTTACTAGGTTACAGTCAGACCACCTACCTTTAGCCTGGTAGGGAGTACCATTCTTGAATACACCAGGAGGTGGTTGAAATGGAACTAATTTACCCATTAATTTTCCTCACCTTCACAATATAACACTTGTATCCTGGAATTCTATAAGTCATTAAAGTTATTACTTTATATTTTCTGGACTGGAGACTGATGTACATTACAGACTCTGATTAGGTTTAAACCCATCTCTCTGGTTTCATTATCACTTAGATTATTAATGTGCTTTTGTGAGTGTGCCATTCTCATTTCATCTACATAGCAATCGCACATCATCCCAGCCTGGTCCAATGGCACATAAGGTGCTTTCAGTTGAAAGTTCTGGAAACAGAAATGCCACATTCCCCTGAGATTTGTCGTTGGATAATCTCCATGAAACTTGGGTCTCGTCTGAGGTGTTTGACTGCACCCGAAAGTCAGGCTCAAAAAAACAATCAATGTCAGAATTTTCCAGTTCAAGTTTTATCTCCATTTCAAGCGTATGAC